GCCTTACGCCCTAACTTCGTGAATTCCGCCGACGCTTCCGTATCCGTGACTAGCGACCACGAACCCTTATGGTCGCCGAAGGTGCCGCGCCCGAAGCCGTGCGCGTCGTCGCCGTGCCCGAAGACGACTTGCGACCCGGTCGATCGCTTGTATAATTCGATCGTGACGTCGACGCTAATCGTCGACGGCCCGAACGATAGCGATCTAGATTGGTTCGAATCGACTTGCGTAAACCGTGCGTCGACGCCGCGTATTCTTTGGCGGTTTTCGGCGACGTATTTATCGACTTGTCTAGGCATTATCGGATTAACCCCGGATGTACGACGACGACCGTTTCCGGCGATAGGTCGTTAATCGTGACTTCGTGCGATTCGTATTCGGTAAACTGAATGGTAAACGTTACCGACGTCGTCGAATTCGCGTCGACGGTAATCGTCTTCGTCTTTTCGACCGACCCGTCGACGATTAATTCGGGCACGACGCCGAAGCCCGGTATGTTCGTGTTATTCGTGACGTCGGCGGATACGTCTATATCTTCGTACGGCACGGGCGTCGTATTCGACACGCTAAGATTCGAATACGTAATCGGGTTCGGCGATTGGTCTTCGGCGGGTTCTTGTTCATTCCCGACCGTCGACGATTGGCTAAAGTGTACGTTCGTGCCGTATATTTCGACGCCACCCGCCGGTATTTCTTGCCCGGCACGCCCGACGCCCGCTTCTTCGTACACTTGCACGCCCGCGATACTTTGCCCGTCTTGCGTCTTTAGCGTCGATCGAAGGCCCGAACCCGACTTAAAATTCGTTTGGTAGTCTTCCCACGACGTCGAATTAAGCACGACGTCGGAATAGTCGCCAAACGTCGGGTACTTCGATTCTAGACTAGATCGAATATTCGACGCGGTGTCGGCGGATACGCCGTTATTCGTAAGCCACGTTTCGAATCCGGCCCAATCGGTAAGCCCGGCGTCTTCGAAGTTTTCTTGAAACGTATCCCATTCTTCGGCTATGTTCGTCTTGAAGGTTTGAACCGTCGACGATTGTGCGGTCGATTGTTGGTTCGGCGACCGCATACCTAGCATTACTAACTTTTGGTCTTCGGTTAGATCGCTTGCCATACTATCACGCGGTCGTGTTACCGCTTAGACCTATGGTCACATAGCCTTCGGGTGTCGACCCGACCGAATCAATCACGAACGTATCGCGGCTAATGTCTTCGCTATCCCACTTTACTTCGATCGCGTTACCGACCGTGACGTCGCGCCACTTAGCCGACCCGACGGTAAAGACGATCGCCGAATCTTCCCACGCGTTATCGCGTAAGAAGCCACGGGCACGGGCTTCTAATTGGTCTTGCGTACGAAGTGACTTATCGACGATTGGTTCTTGCTTCGGCGTGGCGTTTCCACCGCCGTAAAAGTCGATCGACGACGCGTCTTCGAATGTCTCTTGTAAGTCGCCCTTCCCTTGAATCGTCACCCGGTTACGCACGTCGAAGTCGCGGTCGACTTGAATGTCGACGACCGGCGGGTTATCGTCGTCGACTAGATCTAGCGACGGGTCGACGCGGGTGTCGCCCGCCGATTCGAAGACTAGGGTATCGGTGTCGTCGACGTACACGACCGCGCCGTCTTCCGACGCGATCGTCGTAGCGACTTCTAAGATCGACGCCGATTCGAACCGGCGCGTAACGGTGCGCCCGGTGTCTTCGACGCCCGACGTCGATAGGCCCGTGCCACGGTCTTCAAGCGCGAAGGGCACCGTTCGAAACATATCTATGGCGATCGCCCGGTCTTCGGGAAGCCCGCCCTTTACGTCGAATCGGTATTCTAATTCGCCCGTGCCGTCTAGATCGCCGACGTCGCTACCGATTGAAACGGCGTCTTCGGTCGGTAATTCGAACGTGGTAAACCCGCCGTAGCCGGGCAAATCCAATTCCCAAACGTACGATATACCGTCGTGGTCGCGTAATTCGACTTCGCCTTCGAAGACGTTACCGTCGTTATTCACAAGCAAGCGGGTTTCCGCCTTTAGGATACGGCGACCGGGCGCTTCCCCGAAGTCGACGTCGTCGTACGTCACCCGGAAGGTGCCCGATTGGTCTTCTTTCACGCCGACGAAGAAGACGTCGCTACCGAATTCGTTTAGCCCCTTGCTGTTTATCGCACCCAATTCGAAATACGGCGCGTTCGACGACCAATTCGCTAGATCGTCGCCCTTGTGAATATACTGCGGTCGGGTGTACGGTTCGACCGTCTTTTCGACCGCTTGCCGAACGATCGCGCCCGAATCCATTTCGACGAAGGGTCGGTTTACCTTCCCGTATTCGATTTGCGCGATCTTCGTTTCGGCTTCGACGTCTAACGTTAGGTTTCGCTTCGATTGGTCGGAAGGATTGCCGATTACTTCGCCCGTCCAATCCTTTACGAACGAACCGGGATTCGACGGGTCTTCGTAATACACTTCGACCAAAGCGCCCGGTTCGAATAGCGTGCGGTTCGACGCCGTGTTACCGACCGTGATATTCGCTTGCCCTATGTCGCCGCCTTCGGTGTTTTCGTAATCGACGTCGACCACGCGCGAAGCGGTCGTGCCGTCGACGTCGACGCGCTTATTCGTCATTATTGGGATACGTACGCGTCGATATGGGTAAATTCTAGCGTCGCTTCGTACGCGCCGGGCTTGTTTTGGTTAGTGTCTTCCGTCGGATTGAATAGCGTAATTACCCCTTCGATCGTCTTATCTTTGTAGTCTAACGTATCCAATCCGTCGGAAAGGGTAAAGCCCCATTCGTGCGCCGCCCGCCACAATTCTTCGTTAAAGCCCCAATCGTGGTCGGTGTACGTGCCGCTATTCGGGTAGTCGGCGGCTTCCATTCCTTGAATCGGGAAGTCGATTTGATACGTTTCGGCGGATAGTACCAACTTGCCGCCTAGGACTTGCCGGGAAGCCGCCGATATAATCGAATCGGTGACTAGCCCGTTTTCGACCGACCGGTCGACACCTTCGGCTTTTAGCGTGAATTGTTCGCTTCCGTCGTTTCGGGTTAGGATTACTTCGGTGGTCGTCATAGGTTAGCGTACCCCCGCACGGGTATTCGTTCTTTTTCCGATAGCGTCGTCGATCTTCGACGCAAGGCGATCTAGATCGCGCCGGGAAAGGTTCGACGGGTCGAATTCGCCCGAAATATGCACTTCGATCGTGTCGATCGTGGTCGTATCCCCGCCACCGCCACCGCCGCCACCTTGCGCGGCGTTTACTAACGGTTCGGGTATGACGGATTCGCCCTTGTGTACCACCGCCGCGCCCGTTTGTTCGACCATACCACCGACTTGTAATTGTGGTAAGTTTATCGACCCGCCGCCTATCGTCTTCGACATTCCGCCCGCCCAATCGGGCGCGGATAGCGTCACCGACGGAATGTTAACGTTCGACGGCACGGCGGAGTTAAATCCGGCTTTCACTATATCGCCCGCCGTGTCGCCTATGTCGCCGACGAAGCCTTGCACGTCGCTTTTGATATTCCCGAATTCGGTCGTTACTCTAGATCGAAGATCGCCGATTACCGCGCCCGCCCGGTCGAACGATCTTTCCCACGCGCCGACGAATATGCCTAAGACTTCCCGCGCCCGGCGGAAGCCTTCGTCGAAACCGCCTTCTAGGGTGCCGGTGATAAACGCGCCGAAGGCGGCTAACGGCCCGGCGGCTACGCTTATCATCATAAGAAGCCCGTCGCGCACCGAACCGGGAAGCACGTTACCCACGTAATTACCGAACCCGCGCACGGCGTCTAACGCGCCCGTCACTTGAAGAATCCATACGCCTAGCACGCCTAACGCGAAGCCGATAGCACCGGCTAGGGCAAGTGCGCCCGCACTACCGGCGGCAAGCCACGACACGAAGCCGCTCACGGCGCTAGTGACGCTTCCCACGACACCCGAAAGGGTAAGCCCGGATAGGGCACCCACAAGGCGACCGGCACCCGCCCGCGCCAATCCTAGGGCACCTTGAAGCCCTAACAGTTTACCGGCGGTGCCGACGGCGGTGCTACCTAAGAAGAAAAGCGACGACGATAGAATCTTCGTCTTCGTCGACGTGCGGTCGGCTTCTTCGCCCGCTTCTTCTTCTTGCGACGACACGGTGCCTAAGACACCGGCAAGGAAAGACCCGGAAGCCGCCGCATTCCGCGACGACGACGCGACTTCTTCTTGCGAATCGGCTAGATCGTTCGCGTTTTGCTTCGCTTCGGCGACGCCCGTTACCTTCGCTTCGTATTCTATGGTACCAATTTGCACCACTTTAAATCACTTACCGGGTCTTTCCCGCGTAGCGACTTAGTGATTTGCGACGGTATTAAATGGTACACTTGTGATATGGGTTTGTGATACTTCGAACGCGGAATTACGAACGGATAGGTGACGGCGTCGACGACGTCGCGGTGCATAGGCTAATCGCCGTCGCCGAATTTGGTTTCGATCGCGTCGCGGGTAACGATATACACCATATATCGGGCGTCGAATGGGATAATCGACCGTCGAACCTTCGACCAATCAAACCGGGCGACCACGTATCATTACATAGCACGGGAAGGGACAATTACACGAACCGCGATACACCATACCGCGACGAAGATGTATTGCGCGAATTGTACGTCGATCGTGGATTAGACGCCCGCGAAGTCGCGGAAAAGTTAGATTGTTCGCACCCGTCGGTACTACGGTGGTTAGACCGACACGGGATAGAAAAACGTCGTCGTGGTCGACCGTCGGGATAGTACCATATTAAGGGATAGTCGGGCCGACTACCCCTTAGACCTTCGCCACGCTTAGAAGCGACCGCGCGACTTCGCCTTGCGTTCGCGGCGCTTTCGTTCGTCTTCCGCCTTTTCCTTCTTGTACCGTTCGCGTTCGGTGACGATAGCGAACCGGCGCATTACCTCTTTATCCGTCATACCGTCGACGACGATCGACCCGCGTTCGACCGCCGGTTCGGGCGCTTCGAAGACGAAGTCGGGTGCCCTATACACCGCGACCGTCGCGGCGATCGCTAGCACCGCGACACTAGCTAGCCATAGCGTGCCCGTCACGCCGCCCGTGACGCCCGCCACAAGCGCCGCGACACCGAAGCCGACCGATAGGGCACGCCGACCGACGTGCGCCGCCACGCGCCGCGTGGTCGCCGTGACGTCGTACCTACGGCTAACGGCGAAGGTGTCGGCTTCGAAGCCGTGTATCGCGTAGTGCGATAGCCCCTTCTTGTGTAAGATTTGTTCGGCGACTTCCCTTTGTACGCGGGCGTCGGTGGCGTCGCGCGGGCGATCGCCACGAACGGCCCGCTTTACACGTTTAAATCGGCTTCCGAAACGTTAGCGAACGGCGGTGGTACTTCTTCTTGTAATTCTTCGAAGACCGGGTTATCCGGTTCGCTACCGGTGTACGCACGGGTTAGTAATTCCCGAAGGCCCGGCGCGTCGTCGTCGTCTTCGCCCGACCACGACGTAATCATATACTCTAGCATATCGACATAGTAGTCGTATGCCACGTTAAGCCCGTCTTCGGTGACGCTTGTATTCGATTCTAAGATTTGTCCCTTCTTCCGCACGGGCACCCGTTCGCGTAATTCGAAGGCCCACCGCGTTTCGCGTTCGTGGTCGGCGACCCACTTTACGTAAGTGTCGTCGCCGCCCGCGATCGCGTCTTGCGCGGTGCCCATATCGTAGTCGGCTATTTCGTCGGGCGGGCTTCCCCACTTGCCGTCGTCGTTATCGTTCGGCATATCGACGAAAAAGAATGCCCGCCACGTAAGCCCGTCGCTAGATCTAGACGTACGCCGCCGTTTCGACGGTGTCTTCGACTAAGACCTTCGCCGAATCGGGGATTAATTCGACACCGACTTCGGGCGACCCTTCTTCGGGGAATGGGTGCCCGGCTTCTTCGGTGCCTACATTCGTGAATTCGAACCGCAAGCGTTCGTCGGCGTTCGGTTCGTGGAATTGGATAGACGCCGTGCCCGAATCGTCGCGCCCGATTACGTCTTGATAAAGCGAATCGTCGTCGGGCGTGACGGTTACGCTAATCGAATGTTCGATATTCTGTTGTAACAATTCGAACGGGTCTTCGGGGTTCGACGATTGAATGTACCACCGTGGGTCTAGGTTCGTCGTGACTTCCCACGAAAAGTCGGTGACGCGGGCGTACGTCGTACCGGCGATCGAAAGATCGCTTTCGGCGTCGTGGAAAAGCCACGGGTCGCGCGTGTCTTCGCTAATCCCGGTCGTCGGCGACGACCCGGTCGTGACGCCTAACGCCATAAGATCTAGGTCGACTTGTAATTCGCCTTCATTATCGACCGATATTTCGCCGGTCGGCGGCGCGGCACCTTCGAAGGTTCGCACGAAGTCGCTACCGCCACCGTGCCCGAAGTAAGTCGCTTCGACCGTCTTCGTCGCCGCAAGCGGCGCGTTCGACACGGTTATTTCGTGTAACGTCGTGCCGCTATCGGCTTCGGTCGACCCGCCCGACGTTAGGCCCGTGTCGGCGGTGACGGTGTCGGCACCTAGAAGCCACGCGATAGGGTAGCCGTCGCGGGGAATGACGGGAAGCGTGCCGCCTTCGTACACGGTACGGCCCGGTTGTTTCCCCGACAATTCGCGGGAAGCGCCCGCCGTAATCGAACGGTTTTCTTGCCATTCGATCGACGGGTCGGGCATTTCCGTTTCGCCGTTAATCTTCCCTACGCCACGCGTCGGCGTGACGGCGGTACCTTGCGTCGATTCGTCGCCGACGACGATTTGCGAATCGTGTCGTACGAATGGGTCGTTTCCGGGCATTCTTATTCGTCGGGTTCGAACCGCGTTACCTTAGTATTGTGCTTCGCTAGTAGCCTTTCGACCTTCTTTGCCCGCTTCCCCGCGTCTTGCGGGCGTTCGTCTTCCCGCCCGAATTCCGTCGGTATTCGGTCGCGTATATCGAATTCGTCGGGTTCGTCGTCGGTGCCGTCGGCGACTAACGGTTCGCGGAAGCGCGACCGTTCGTCGGTAAGGGGAAGATCGCCGTCTTCGTCGGTCGGCGGTCGGTACCACCGTGCCCGCTTCGTGACGCGTAGCATAGCCTAACGACGTCGCTAGCGGGTAATAGGTCTTTGCCGCAAGAAGGTATCGCGCTATACGGTTTATACTACGCCACCGAACGCGACCGGGCTTCGAATAGTAACGGGAATTCGTACACGAACGCGCCGAACGTTTCGTCGTCTAACGGGGTTATTTCGCCGAATATCATACGATCGTAGTCGCCCGGCGTGTCGGGTCGCTTCCGGTTCGATTCGATAACCGAACGTAATTCGTCGAACATTTCGTCGCGCCGGGTTTGGTCGTCGGCTTTCAATTCGACGAAGATCGCCGCGTCGACGTCTTGATTATTTAGGAATAGGTCGGCGTATTCGATCGTATGCGGCGACGTCTTGCTAAATTCGATATAGTCGTACACGCCTAGATCGCGCCCTTTCCCTAGATCGTCGGATTTGTCGATTAAGATCGTCTTCGAACCCGTCACGTTCGCCGGGTCGAATTGGGTGTCGACTAGCGACACGACTTCGTCGACGATGTTAATATCCGGTTGTGTCATAGGCTACCCTTGCCCTTCGTCTTCGAAAACCGTTTCCCCCGACTTTTCGACGACCACGAATCCCGACTTAGCTAGCGTACCTTCGTCGCTTGCTTCTTGCGCGATTATGTTTTGCGACTTTTCGAAGGCGAATTCGGCGGTGTCGATAAACGCTAACGGCGCGGCTTCTATATCGTCGGTGCCTTCGTACGCTTCTAAGAATTGGGTCGACGCTTGCTTCGCGGCTTCGAACGATCGACCCATAAAGTAAACGCCGTCGGTGCCGTTTTCGGCGATCGCCGATTGTACGATAAAGGCGACTTGCCTTTGCCGTTCGGCGACGGTGTCGGCGGTCGCCAATTCCTTTAGCCCGTCGTCTAGGTCATTCCATTTTCGCCCGACCCATTCTAGAATCGGGTCTAACGGCGGCGACGTGCCGGTGTATTCGGTCGGGAATTCAACATACGGCGCGTAGTCGGCACCGTAGCCGACGACCATTCGGACGTTTAGGTTTTCGAATAGGGCGTCTAACTTCCCGCGTCGGAAGGTGGCGTTAACGTTCGGCATTCTATCGGGTACGCTTGTACGACTTTAGTAGCCCTTCGGCTTCCCCTTTCCACGACTTCGCGGCGTCGGCAAGCGACGGGCTATCGTCGCCCGTGGCGGGCACTAATTCGCCGTATTGGTCGCCGCTAATCAATCGGGCGGCTACCTTCAAGGCGACCGCGTCGCGCACGTCGGGCGGCACCGTCGACGACACCGACCAATTCGTGTCGTCGAAGTCGAAGTCGGCGGCGGTGCCCGAATGGTCGGCGACGTCGTAGGGCGTGCCGTACCGATAGGTGACGCGAAGGCGCGGGTTTTCGACCGTCGGGCCGTGGGTTTGCGTGCCTACTTGCGTGAATAACTGTATGTCGGGCTTGATTACGCCCGACCTTTGGTCGACGACGAAGTCGCCCGATTCGCGCCCTTCGTCGGCGGTAATGTCGGTGCTAGATCTAGGATTCAAGACTAGCACTTCGTCGCCTTCGTTCGCGTCGATCGTCTTAACGTGCGGGTGGCGAAGCGTCATACGACCGCGCGGGTCGATACCGAAGTTATCCCGACGCCCGGTGCCGCGAAGACGGCGTCGACGGTGCCGCGAATGCTTTTGCTTGTGGGATAGTTTAACCCGCTTTTCGAAGCCTAAGACCTTGCGTATGCGCCACGCTTGCCCGGTTTGGGTGTCGGCCCATTCCGACATTTGGTAAATCAATCGGTCGACTTGCTTTTGCGTCGGCTTCGTCGACGTACCTAGATCGTCGTACGTCTTGTTTCGAACGTGCGTAAAGACGTCGTCGCCGGTACAATATACGACGTCTTCGTCGACTAGCGTGTCGGCGGGCATACCCGACCTTTCGGGTAGCGGGCGCTTAGGCTTTTGGCACCGGTAGAATTACGGCGAAAGGGTCGGTAACGGGTGGTATGACGCAAGTAGGCGACCGCGTTACGTACCGAAACGTCGAAGCGATCGTGACGACCGTACACGAATCCGGCGACGTTAACCTAGTGTACGGCGATTCGTATTCGTCGGCTAGCGAAGGGATTTGGCCCGTCGCTACGGCGGCTAACGTGCCCGAAGAAGCGATCGAAGCCCGCGACGACCAATCGGGCGCGGGTGACGACGAAGCCGACGACACGGCAAGCGACGGCGACGACGTCGACACACAAGGCGACGTCGTCATTAAGGACTACGACGGGCCGGAAGGCTTCGTCGACCGCACGCCCGTTACCGACGTCGCCGACGACATTCGGTCGGGCGACTACGACGACGTGTTAGACGCGATCGAAGCGGCGGAAGAAGACGGGCGCGACCGCGACACGGTGTACGAC